TTCTTTAACGTGCCACGCAGCGTCATGGACGCGAGACGGTTCAAATCTTACCAAGAACGGAATCACGGTTAGTCCTCGCGGAGAGGTGTATTACGATGGCGTTGAAATACGGATGAGATGGCTACAAAGAAGAAGAATTAGAAAAATTCACAGAAGCCATATCGTTACGGAGGCCTTGGCTAACGGAGATGGTTAATGCCTATCAACAGAGAGGAAGAAAGACGTTTATTTTCAATAATCAAAAACGCCAGAGAACTAATTAGCAAACTAAATCTGCTGGCCGACAAAGCCGATACGAACGGGTTTAGGTTTAAGCTAATTAAACTCTGGCCTCTAACATTTGACATTAGGATAAAAGACAATGATTGAATTTATTACACAAAACAAAGGCCTTGTAATAGCCGGGGTTATACTGCTTCTTATTTTTAATAATAGAGAAAAGCTAGCCTTTTTAATTTCATGGCCGTCAAAAATTTTAAGCGCAATTTTCAGTATTTTCAAATTTAGCAGGATAGGAAAAAGCGCTACTCCGGACGACAGAAAAAATCTATACGAATGCTTGATTCAGCTTCAAGATTATTTAGCAATATGTGGAGTTGAAAGAGAAAAAATGGACAGTCTAACATTGGCCGAGGTTGGCGAACTTACTGTCAGCGCAACCACTCCATTAAAACCGTCGCTGAAAGGCACAGATGAAGCATTTGAACACCCAGACGCAAAATTGCTTGATGGAGTATAAAAAATGAAAAACACGGTAAACACAATCTGCGTATTTCTTATTTTAATAATCTTGTCCGATGGCGGATGGGACTTTCCGTGGAACAACATCGCCCCCTCAAAAGCAGATACAGTGGCCGTTGTTTATGAGTCTGCTGACAATATACCAGAACCATATGTGACAGGAGCGCTCAACCAGCTAGTCTCAGAAGGCTTACAAGCACGGGTATTCGACAAGGATGTGGTTAATGGTAACCAGCAGGTTCCCGCCCAACTCAAGGAAGCTATTAAAGCGGCAAATAACAATGGCCTTCCAGCGTTAGTAATACTGTCCAAAGGCAAGGTCATTAAAGTTCAAGACTTACCCAAAACAGAGTCAGAAATTATAGAGGCCACAAAATGATAGACCCCAAATTAATTGATATAGAATTTGAGTTTGATGGCTTATCGGCAGAAATAAGAGAAGAAGATTTGGTCTACGCTGGTGCAAAGAGGCTTCCTAGCGAGTTTTACATAGACAGGTCAGAATGGGATGACCGTATTCGTGAACATGAGAAACATAACAGCAGCGCCGATTGCTTTAGCGGCAGGTTTACCCACCAAGCCAACTCACATGAATGCGTTTGCCACGCTGCACATCAAGCGTTTATGACAGCATACAACAGACAGTTGGGTGGGTTAGGTCACGATGTTTGGTTTAGCCCGCTGGCCTTATATACCAGAATAACTGGAGGCAGAAGATGGGGAGGCTCGGTGGTTATTGATTCTATGTATGAGATGATAGAAAATGGAATGATTCCCGACCATGACGGTCCAGCAGGGAATCTCAGCCAAGTAGATAAGTTTAAGCACACATTACACCAAACGTCTGGAAGAACCGAGGATTGGTGGCCTACAAGTGGATGGGTAACCCCTAGAGAACTTCCTGATGGATGGCAAGAAACCGCCAAGCATTTTCGTGCCTTAGAAGTTTATACTGTGCCAAATGAAGAGGCTCACGCTAGTTGTTTATTACATGGTTTATGCGTCGTAAATGGTCGAAATGGTCATTCAATTCCACATATGGTTTTAGTAAAAGAGGATGGCCGTTATCTGTCAAAATATAAAGACAGCTATAATGAATTTCGTTATGATAGTGAAAGGCTTTGGGGCGGCGGATATGTCATTAGAAGCGTCACTCTGCCAGATGACCCGTCAAATCCTGCGTAAAATTACTTAAATAGAGAAATATACATCAAAATTGGTGTATATCATATTGATAAGTTAATTTTATCCGGAAAATATAAATGAATACAACAAACATTATCGGAGCCGCTCTTCTTGGATGGCTCTTAATTTTAGGGGTCCAAGAAAAAACTCCGCAAACACAACCTAAACAACAGATTGTTTATGTCCGCGTTCCCCTGGAGTCAGAGGGGTGTGGATGCGATGTTTGCCAAAGCTGTTCTTGCGCACAAGCCAAGTCTTGCTCAGAGTGCGATTCCCCCACAGACGAGAAGGAGGTCGCGGTTGATACAACTGCGTCAAACTTTCCCAGACCAAGAAAACCCTGTCCAGGTGGACCAGGAAGAAGGTGATAATTATAGCACACAGAGCCGGTCGGCTCCCAGAAAAGGCTTTTTTAGAAGATGGCTCAGACGATAGCTGGAATACAATTAGAAGCAATAACAAAAGGGCCTCTATTGGCAAGAATGTTTCCGGACATAACAAACAAATCTGTTTTTTTAATAGTTCAGAACTGGGGTCATTTAATAAGCTCCGCTGGAGAAAAAAGATGGGCAAAAAACAAAATCAAACAGGATGTTTCGAAAGCATTCCCCCTTCTTTATGCATGGATGATAAAAATCCTTATAACGCTTTTGATAAAATGGTTTTATTCAAAGAGGAATTATAAGTTTGATAACGACATGAGAGAAATTCAATCCTTTTTATAGAGAGGCAAATCATGAAAGATAATTGGAGAACTACAGTAGCCGGTCTTTGTACGGCAGGCATCGCAGTAATTGCTGCTGGAAGAGCCATAATCACTGGAGAGCAACCTGATTGGGTTACCACAATTGCAGCAATAACAGCTGCATGGGGGCTCTTATTTGCAAAAGACGCAAAGAATTAGATTTCAACTAGAGGGAGATTGAATCATGTGGAGAGAATGCAAGGGGTTTATAGCTGTTCTGGCTATAACCCTTTTATGTGCTTGTCTTGTTATAATAGGGATGTTTATCCACAAAGAGGCAAACCCTACGATAGACCTCCCCCCAATGCATCCAAAAGTACAACCGGAGACAAAATAATGAGTCTAAAAAAAATGTCCGCAGAAGCGGCGGCAGTAATTTTATCTTTGGTAGTTTTAATAGCCGGTGTTGGAGCAGCTTTTGGAATAACTCAACACCAACTCGGAAAACAAGAGGAGAGACTAGAGGACATGGAAAGTCAATATAGAAAAGACCACGACATTCTATTAGAAATTAAAAGAGATGTTCACTGGATAAGGTCCCAAGTCGAATCGACTCCATAAAATATTTTATAAATTTTTATAATACTTAAACAGGTCGGTTAAAACTAATCGGCCTGTTTTTTATTAGCAGAATGCGCTTTTTTGTGTATATATAGTAGTCTGATTACACATGCGGTTAGCGGAATTTTGCTATGAACAACAAATGCAAACATTGCGAAAGCGGGTATGTCAAAAAAAACGGCGTCTATACACCGTGCAAATATTGTATTACGCCAGAAAGATTTGAAAAAACTCTTCACACCGCAATAGCTAACTGCGATGACGATATAATCAAGAAAAAAACCCTAAGAAGGATTAGAGACAATCTTCCGGAATACCCAATTGTGGCGTTGATGGAGGCAGAGCATTATGGCAAGTTCAGCCCGGATTTTATTTCAATGCTCAAAGAGGCCTATGACGTTAAACCCTTCATGGACGTAACATACAAGGGAATAAAATGAGTTTTTGGAGCCGACTTTTTCGACACGGTAAAGCAGAAATGGACAAAAAAGCCTATGAAATAGGCTATAAAGACGGCCTAAAAGCGGGAAGAAGGGTTGGTAAAAAGGAAGGGCAACAAAACGGATGGAAAGAGGCGATGTCGACCATTGCCAATATTGCCGATGAAATGATAATAAAAAAAGATTAAAGGTGTATTTATAATGCGCACGCTATGGTTAATATATGCCATAGTCAGCGCGGCGGACCTGGTTTTAAGCGGGCTGTACTTAAACCCATCGCTTGAAGCCAACCCAATAGCGGCATGGATATGGACCGCGTTTGGCTATTTAGGTCTAGTCGTATATAAGGTTTTCATTGTGTGTGCGGTCATATATCCTGCGTGCAAATTTATTGAAAGCAAAAGGAAAAATGTTGCAAAGATTATGTTGTTGTTTGCAATTCTAATAACTACTATGACATGTTTACTTTTTGGAGTTAACTTATTATGAGTAGCGGAAAAGGCGACAGAAGAAGACAGATGAGTATTTCTCAAGAAAAATTTTACGATAACTGGAACAAGATTTTTAGAAAAAAGAAAACAAGAAAACAAAAGAAAAGGGAGAAATCATGAAAAAAGCAGTCATTCTTACATTGTTGATGTTGCTGTCGATGGTACCATCCGTAACCTTATCCCAAGAAATTAAGGGGTCTTTAGCTCCATATCTTCAAAGCATTTCTGTTACAATTCGAGCAGATAGAGGTCAAGGCTCTGGAGTTCTTGTAACCAGGGAGCTAGAGGGGTTCGACGGCAAACCAGTCAAGGTCAATTTTGTATGGACTGCGGGACATGTTATAAGACGGCTCAGAACCACCCGAACTATTATTGACAGCAAAACAGGGCAATCCAAAACTCTCGTCGAATTCAGAGACGCTGAAATTGTTCAGGAGATAATTGAAAACGGCAGAAGGGTTGGAGAAAAAAAGATGCTAGCGAGCGTAATCAAATACAGTGACGCAGACGAAGGGCAAGACCTCGCCCTGCTAATGGTAAGAAAGCTCGGCATCACCGACAAAAGCGCAGTTTTCTATGACACAGAAAATGATA